AGCCGACCGTATCCGTCCGGGTTGCGATAGCCGGTCCATGGCCAGCATTCGTCTTGTCCGCCAACCTGGATGAAGCGGTGAGGGGTTGCGATGGCCACGCTATGCACCAGCGGCCTCCGGGGCGTGGGTGGCGAGTCTCTGTCGCCACAGCGCGTAGTCCTGCTTCTGGTGCGACTGCCCGAGCTCGTACACCGTGTCGTTGTCGGCGGTGCCGAACAGCGGGTGCCGGTGCTCCACACGCGACCCGAGCGCCATCGCCCACACCTGCCGCTGCTGCGCGGCGGCGACGATCTCGTTGTCGACGTACCAGTGGCGGTAGCCCTCGTGGCACACGGTCTTCGGGCCGTCCCACGACGCGCCCTGCTCGTCGATGTAGGAGCGGCGGATCAGCATGTGGGTGGCGTGCTGCCCCGACAGGACGCGGGGGTTGGCGAGGTCGTTCGTGCCGACCACGTCGATGAACGGGTGGTCGTTCGCCACGGCCTGCGCATAATCGAGCCACCCGGCGTGGAACCGGACGTCGTCACCGGCGAGGAACAGCCACGGCTCGGAAGAGATCCGGTACCCCTCGTTGACCTTCTTCGCGAACGTCTCGTGAGTGCCGGTCCGCACCTCGTCGGCGCCGGCCGCGCGCCATGCTTCCTTGGTGTCAACATCGCCCGCGTCGGCGAGCACATACACGGTCGCGAGCCCGGTTGAGGCGCGCAGCGACTCCATGAACGGCTTCGCGTTCTGCGGGCGCTGCATGACCGGCACGATCACCGCGGTCCGCTCGGTCGCCGGCGGTGGGGTGACGGTGCGCCAGTAGTAGTCCTCCCCCAACCACACCTGCTTGTGATGGTTGGTGCGGACCCCGGTGCACACCATCACCGGCGCGCCCAGCTGGTTGACCCGAGCACAGAACGACAGATCCTCGGCGATCGGAGTCCCGGACGGGTAGCGGGACCGGTCGAACCACACATCGCCGAACTCGTCCCGGATCCGCGCGAGGATCGACCGGTGGATCAACAGGCAGGCCGCGCCCGTACCCGCCACCTGAACGACACTGTTCACGGGGTAGGTGCGGCGCACCAGGAACCCCGTCTCGCCGTCCGGCTTCTTCGCCCAGTCGTACAGGGTCGGGAACGGGGTGGTCTGCCAGCCGTTCAGCCCGTCCGGCGCGGTCTCTCGCATGCCGAAGCACAACGCCCCCACCACCGGACGCTGAACAGGGTCAGCGACCGCGACCAGCCGGTCCACGGTGTCCGGCGCGAACCCCATGTCGGAGTCGACGAACCACAGCCAGTCCGCGTCGAACTCGTCGAGGAAGTGCCGCACGACGTCGTTCCGCGCCTCGACCAGGCCGCCCGGACCACAGCGGAACATCATGGGTCCGCCGCCGCGAGCAACCCGCGCCTCGTGCTGGATGTCGTAGGCGAACAGCCGCATGAGCGAGTCGGAGAAGCTGTGAGAGACGACGTTGGGGTGCAGGTAGGCGACGAGAACCGTGTCGGTCACTCGTCGTCTCCCGAGCTCTTCTCAGAGCCGCCCTCCTCGGCAACGGTGTCGGCTGGTTTGCGGCCTCGGCCTCGGCGCACCTGCCTCTTCTCGCCGGGCGCGCGGGTGGCGCGCTCCACCGGCTCATAGCCGTCACTGTGCGCCGCAACCAGCGGAGTGGACGAGAAGAACTCCGGCCGCTCCTTGACGAACGGGTCGTCCTCGGGCCACTGCTGGTCCGGATGCAGCCGGATGCGGCCACCGTTGTACAGCACGACCGACACGCAGTTCGGGAACACGTAGGACATGCGGACTCCTCGGGTGGTTGTCGGGTGGTTCCTCGCCGGCCGACCACCCGAGGCGGCCGGCGAGGATCCAGAAGGGCTACTGGTTCTGCAGGATCCGGAAGCCCAGATCGTTGATCGAATCGCCGCCCAGGCGGGCCCACGCGTACCAGCCACGCTGACCGGACGGGCGGTTGTTGCTGGTGTGCAGCAGGTGCGGCACCAGCTCGACCGACATCCCGGCGCGCTGCGCGACGAGGTAGTTCTGCCAGTCCCCGACGATCAGCAGGTTCGACGCACCGGTGGTGCCGGTGAAGTCGGCCATGAAGTCGTTGAGGTAGTAGCGGCGGCCGAACAGACGCGGGATCGACTCGTCAGTGAGGTCGACCGTGAAGTTCGAGCCGAGCGTGGTGCCGAAGTTCCGCACCTCGTTCTGCACGTCCGTCGAGGACATCCACGCGACCCGGTCACCGCGGTTGCGGTACTTGATCGGCAGCGCGTCCCACAGCTTGTACAGGTCCACCGCGCCGAACGCGCCGTCGGTGGTCGGGGTGACCTCGACGTTGGTGTTCGCGTCCAGTGCGGTGACGATGCCGGTCGGCTCGTTCGTGCCCGAACCGGTGGTGAGCTTCTCCGCGACGAGCTCCCGGAAGCCCTCGTCGAGCAGCATCGACATCTCGCCCGCGAAGTTCGGGTAGTCCATCCCGACCTCGATCGAGTAAGGGATGAAGCCCTGCGCCTTGTGCACGGGGACGTTCGGCTGAGCGATCGTCGGGGAGTCGTCGGAGACCTCCGCGGCCTCAGCGTCGAACGACCACGTCGCGCCAGCCGAGGTGACGCCCTTCCACTCGTCGTTGGTGATGACCTCGACGCGGGACAGCGCGAGGATGTCGTTCGGGGATCCCTGCGCGGTGAGGATGATCGTCGGATCGATCAGCACCGGCACACCGAACCCGCCGGCGGAGTCGGTGCCGATGGACATCGCGCGGTACTCGTTGAAGGCTCGCAGCGCGCGGGCCTCCTCGGGCTCGAGCACCGGGTGCGTCTCGGTGACCATCTTCACGAACGCCGACCGGTAGTGCTCGTTCTCTGTGAGCAGCAACCGGCGCGCGATCTCGGAGCCGTTGCAGTTGCGGGACCACTTGCGCAGCACCTGGTTCAGGTGTGCCTTCTGGCGGTCCTCGAGGTGCTCGGTCAGTTCCGGCACGTCGAGTGCCTTGAGCGCCTTGTCCCGGGCCTGACGCGGAGCCAGCGAGCGGACGTCGGCGCCGTCGAACGGCTCCACCTTCCGCATGAACTCCGGCGACTTCGGCGCACCGGTGACGCCGTCGCCGGATTCCCGGTGTTCCGGCTGGGTGGCCAGGGACGCAACGCGGGCGAGTCGCTTGTTCAGGTCCGCGAGTTCCTTCTCGGCGGCGGCGCGCTGCTCCTCGAGCCCGGTCCACTGCGCGTCCTGCTCCGCGGTGAACGGCTCGTCGCCTGCGGTGTCGTGCATGGTGCGGAACTCGGCGTCGATCTCACCGATCCTGGCCTGGAGTTCCAGCACCTTCGGGTTGTCGCTCATGCGACGTTCTCCTTCAGGAAGGGATGACGCAACTCGCGCAGTCGGCGAGCGCGCTGGGCTGGTGTCAGACCGGTCGGGTGGACATCCACAGGTGTGGTGTCCGGCGCTTCCGGGGTTTCCGCGGCGTCGTCGACCGAGGTGTCCCGCGAGTCTGGCGACGGGACGGCGTCGGTCTTCGAGGTGCGAAGCTCCGTCACCCTCGACCGCAGTGTGTCGACACGTTGCGGGTCGCGGGCGCGGAGAGACTCGTAGTAGGCGTCGGTCGCAGACCGCACCAGCGATCGCATGCCGGCGGTCGCGTCCGGGTTCGCGGGGAACGTCACAGGCCCCGCCTCGAACAGCCGGACCTCCTTGATCGTCCTTTCGGGAATCCCGCGGGGGTTCCACGCGGACGTACCGGGGTCGTCGTTCCACTCGTCGCGGATCACCCGGAACATGAAGCTCGACCCGTACGCGCCGGCCTGCAGCGCTGGCAGCAGGTCGCGGTTGTAGGAGGTGTCGAACAGTCGGCCTTCGAGCACCGCCGTGTCCGGGTCCTCCCGCAGTTCGTCGACGTTGGCCAGCACCTTGTCGCCGATGGAGAAGTCCATGCCGTGGTTGAACAGGGACACCACGCTGTCGCGGGACTCCCGCATGGTCTTCGCGAACGCGCCCTTGACCGTGCGCTCCAGGAACTGGCCCTCGTACCAGGAGTCGATCTCGTACCAGGTGTCGAACGGGGAGAACCGCACCACCATGATCCCGAGACCGTCCGACGCATCCCCGTCAGGGACATCGTCTGCCCGCGCCTCGAGCGGGTGCAGCCCGATCCGCAGGTTCGCCGCGCGCACCAAGTCGAGATCGCGCAGAGTCTCCATCACTCGTCTCCCTCGTCCGGGACGTTCTCCGGGTCGTCGTCCTCGTCGGACGGTGCGTCTTCGGTTGGCTGGCCTGCGCCGGGTGGTTGCAGCTGCACGGAGAACAGGCCCGAGTGCTCCAGCAGGGACCAGTCCTGGGCCAGGTAGGCGGCCTTCACTGACTCGGCGGTGAATCCGGCGTCGACCAGCTGCCGCATGCCGCGCGCTTCGAGCCCTTGGATCTCCGCGATGTCCTTGCGGTCTTCCCGCAGGAACGAGATGTCCCGGGTGTCGACAGCGAGCCGCGACTTGACGGCAGGCCGCCGCAGCACGGACTGGAGGGCGCCGCCCGCCCCGCGCCACAGCGGCTTCAGTGTCTTGTCCGCGGACAGCCGCCGGGCCGCGTTGAAGTTGCCGTCGTTCAAGCTCGATCCGGCGAGACCTTCGGACAGCCCCAAGATGGTCGGGTGGATCCCGGAGTTCGCGGCGATCCGTGTCTCCCCAGCGCCCTGCACGATCTTGAAGTCCAGCTGCCGCAGGTCAGCGCCGAGCAGGGTGACGTCCGCGCCGCCGTTCAACACGAGCGGGGCATAGGCGTTGTCCACGCCCTGGTGCGAGTCGTTCAGGTCCTCGACGAACTTCGCGAACTGGGTCGGCGTGACCTTCTCCTTGAGAGCAATGACAGCCTGCAGCGAAGCGCCGTTGATGAAGAAGTTGAGCTTGTGTTCGGTGATGTACTTGTCGCCCAACACTTCCCGTACCACTGGGGTGATCCACGACATCCCGCGGTACTGCGCCTCGGGATCGGGGAGCGGTGCCCAGTGCGCGATCTGCTCCGGCAGGTACAGAACGGGTTTCCCGGACCCACCACCGGGCGTGTAGGCGTACCCGGCGATGTCCGAGGCGACCGCCTCACTCGGCGCGGCCGTGAGAATGATCTCCACCCAGTCCGGGCGGAGCCGCCGCAACCTGCGGCCTTCGCGCACCAGGTAGGCGTTGCCGGCCAGGTCGACGTCTTGGATCATGCGGGCAAGCAGGTCACCCATGGTGCCGTTCGGCCACGGCTCGTCGAGGACGTCGATCTCCCCGTCGGTGAACAGGTCACCAGGGCGGCCGGTGTCGAGGATCTCCTGCCACAGATATCTGCCCTCGGAGAAGATCATCAGTCGGGCGAGCATGCACGCCGCGATGATCCCGTTCGACTTGTACACCGACTGGACGTAGCCGACGAAGTTGTTCTCGATCTTCTCGACGTCGGATGAACTGGACGCGCCGACGACCGGGAACTGCAGGGCACCGCTGGTGAACCACCCCAGGTAGTCATCGACCGTGAACCGCTTCTCGGCCTGGTCCTTGCCGAAGAGTTGGCGCCACAGCTTCACGGGCCGCCCTCCCCACGCTTCGGCTTGGTGTGCTCGGTGAAGTCGAAGAACAGCGCACTGAGGACCAGCGCGACACCGGAGCCGACAAGTCCCCAACCGCCGGCCAGCCACGCCGCGCCCGACACGACGAGCAGCACCCCGAACGCGAGCAGAAATACCGCTTCGTGCCTACGCACCAGCGGGGATCCTCAGCGCCTCAGGCGTGCAACACATGGTGCGAGCGTCTCCTTCGGAATCAGGTCATGCTCGATCGCGTACGCCCGCGCTTCGTGCGCCAGGACTCCGGCCACCGCAGCGTCGATCCACAGACCGTCGCCGCGCTTCGCCAACTTCAAGTAGTGCGTGGCCAGCCCCGTTTCCTCACCGGGCCGCGCCTTCTTCTTCGCACCCTTGACGATCACCGTGTTCTTGAAGTGCTGGGTCAGCTTCCTCGACCCGTCGTGGGTGATCTCGTAGTTCCCGAACGCGGTCTGGAACCGCTCGATCGCGGCGTCCATCCGCTGCTCCTGGTTCGTGGGAAACTCCACCACCCGATCCGCGCCGAGGTCACGCGCCCACGCGTCGAGGTAGTCCTGCCACCGGTACGGGTCGGCGAACATCACCGTCACCTGGTAGGCGCCGAACACCTCACGGACCTTGGTGTCGACCTTGTCCGACGGGACTCGCCAGTCCCGCGGCGCGTCCTTCGGGCGCTCCCACACACCCAGCTCGAACAGCCGGCCGTCCGACAGCCTCGACGCGACCAGCGCGGTGGCGTCGCGGTACTTGCTGCCATCGAACCCCAACGCGATCGGGGTGTCCGCCGACAGGTCGCCGTCCTCGTCCTCGGCGCGTGACTGGTACTCCCAGCGAGTGGGGTCGACCAGGACGCTCTCGCCGACGACGATCTCGTTCAGGAAGAACCGGCGCCGGTCGGCCTCGAGGTACCGGCTGGACCGGCACTCGTGCATGATGCGGCCGCGGATGTTCACCCAGCCGCCGCGCTCCCTGGCGGAGTCGCCGTACTGCCGCAGCAGTTCCGCGTACAGCGCCTCGTCGTCGGACAGGTCCTCGACCCGGTTCGGTTCAACCGTGTCGATGTACACCCGCTCGTCGCCGGACTCCGCGGTCACCTGCGCCTCGGACCCCTCGGTGGGATCCCACGCGTTCGTGAGCTCGATCCACCGGCCGTCCATACCGGCGACGTTCCGCTTCACCGCGCCGGCGACCTTCCGGAACCCGCCCTGCAGCGTGAACAGGTGCGACTCGGTGAGGATCACCTTCGTCATCGGCGCACCAAGGCGGGCCCGCGCCGACGTGGTGACCGGCTCGATTTTCCCGCCGCCCGGCAGGATCACCCGGGTGTCGCCGACGTCCAGGCCGGGTGTGTCGATCAGCGGCCCGTTCCGGATCATCGACAGCAACGGCCGCCACGTGTTGTCCGTCTGGTCCTCGGCGGTCCCGAGACAGACGATCAGCGGCGTCGGATACGGCCTGCCGACCGGTTCGCCGTCAGCGGTCCACCCGTCGAACCGGGTCGGGCCGAACGCCTCGGCGAGTCCGATCGCTGCGCCGCCGAACGGGTCCTTGCCCCACTTCTGCGACCGCCGCAGCTGACCGCCGGTGTAGTACAGCCCGAATTCCGCTGGCCACGGCGCCGCGTGCGGGTACAGCCGGAAGTAGTGGATCAGGAAGACCCACATCTCGTCCGTCAACCGGTACGGCTCACCCTGCTGATAGCCGTCCGGGACGACGAGGTTCTCCTCGATCCACTCGCCCACGTCGTAGCCGAGCGTGGGGAACTCGCCGTCCTCCTGCGGTCCACGCCACGGCACGCTCAGACCGCCTTGATAGGCACCACATGCTTTGCTGCAAACTCGGAACAGCTGGCAGCTGTACTGATGGAGGAGGCAGCGCGTCGACGCGAGGACCAGGAGAGAGTGCGGTCGGCAGGTCACGCTGCGTCAGGGGCGCGTGTACACGCTGAAAGGCTCAGACTCGATCGACGAGGCCGTCGGCAGTGCCCGACGAGTCGAGCCGCGGGTGCGTCGAGCCGCCGGCTTCCCCGGGCTGTGTGAGATTTCGTGAGACGTGAGAGGGTCTGGGGCGTGAGCGAGACACCACCCAACACCCTGCAATACCGCTTTGACGGGCCA